CATATGGTTTTTACTTATAGTTTTATCGTCTGGACTGAGTACCATGAACAAATGAATTCTATTATAGAAAAAATTAAGTTTAATACTAAAGATTATTGGGGTAGTCCAAGAGGATTTAGATTCCGTTGCAGAGTAGAAGCCTTTTCTCATACTATAGAACTAAATGCAGATGATGACCGAATTGTTAAAACTTCTTTCGATTTAATTACTAATGGCTATATCTTACCAGAAAGTTATCAATTATTAGATCGTCAATTTCCAACCACAGATAAGTTTTTTACACCTAAAAAAATTATCATGGGAACTGAAATGGTTAGTACTGAGTATGATTTAAGTATAAAAAATAATACCTCAAATCTATGGAAAAGTAAAAAATATCCCAATATTAATACTGATGAAGAACCAGAAGGTCCAAATGCAACTTGGGGAGATTCTAAAACTGGAACTTCCAAAGCATCTGATACTGTTGCACAAATATTACAATCTTTAAAAACTATCACCGATACCACTGAACAAGATGCTAAAACTCCATTATGGCAACCAGCACCAAAATATTCCACTTCCCCAGGACGTATTGGTTGGATGGCTTATGATAATAGTTATCTTTATATCTATACTGGAATAAAATGGGTTCGTATTTCTTTGGCTAATTTCTCAGAATATGATTAATGAATTTATTCCAGTAATATCTAAAGTTTCATATGTTCCGCAATCTGCTGGAAATGAAGGAGATATATCAATTGATAAAGACTATGTTTATATCTATATAAATGGCCAATGGAAAAGAATTCCAAAAAATGAGTTTAATTATCCTTCAATGGCTTCATTAATGCCGAGTAATGTAGATCTACCACTTCCAGTTCCAACTATTACAACTACTACCACTACTACCACTACCACCACTACTGCCGAACCTACCACTACTACCACTAC